AACTAGAGAAGATGTTCAATCTGCATATATACAAGCGTGGGAAACTGGTTGTAAAGGGATTACAGTATATCGTGCAGGAAGTAGGATTAAAGAAGTATTAACTTCTGGACATGATGTCCCTGTTGAATGTGAGTGTGAATTACCTTACATAGTACAGGAAAGTGGTTGCAACACCTGTAAAATTTGTGGGTGGAGTGCGTGTGAAATCAGCTAAAGGGTTTATTATTGGGTTAGGCATATGTGTTATAATGGTATCTGTTCTAGCCCAAGCTTTAATTATGTCGAATAGTTTAGTAGAAAGTAGTGTATTCAGAGGAATATGTCCTCTGCACTAGAGGAGATAATATGATAGGAAATACTTTAAGAGATAGAAATAATCAATATGTAGCGACTAAAGATGCTACAGGTACATGGCGTATTCTAGATACATGGCATGATGATTTGAGATCATTGGATCCTGAGGGGGAAATTCCTGATGATAGCCCAGCTGTTACCATCATATCAGAAGGTGCTTTCTTATCTATAGTAAAGGAAGCTGCTCGTTTAGGTGTATTAGCTAATGCAGCGTTTACTGAACAGACTGATATGGATAAAGAACTACTAGAGAAAGAGTCAGAAATTTTGGATTTACGAGAAAAATTAGTAGAATATGAAGAGGAGATGTCTATTCTAAAACAACGGCCTGACCGTACAGAAGGTTTTGTACTTAAAGAAATGGCTATGAATACATTACTTAAGCTTACTTCTATGTCAGATATCCAAACTTTAAGCAAGGATTAAAAAAATGAAATTATCTGAATATCTTCCTGAAGTACCAGCCATGACTCAACAAATGGCTGAGTTAAATTCACAAATTAATACGTTGGAATTAATGAAAGCTGCGGGGGATACAGCGAATTCTCCATCATTTGGTCTAGACCATGTAGTTAATACGTGGGTTAGACATCAAATGGCATATCGTCAACAGTTAGTTATGGATATACAAACCATTTCTATGTCTGTTGAAGAGGTACGTTCCCCTGTTAATCACATTACAGGAGAAGTATTTCGTAGAGGAATTGATTGGAAACCTCTTGTAGCTGATCCTGATTGGGAACAACGTAAAAGATTGGAAGTTTTTCTTTCCGATTGTAATGCTTTTGGGCAGTCATTGGAAGAAGTATTACGACAGTTCCATTTTGATGTTAATGTGGTGGATGATGGCTTCTTGTACATAGTTAAAGAATACTATGATGATGGAGATACGGTTCGTTCTAAAGTTAAAGAGATTCGTAGACTTAATCCTGCTTTAGTAGAATATGATTTAGATATGGCAGGCTTACCTAAGAATGCCCATTTCTTATGTCCTATGCATAGGGAACATGTAGCTGATACTCCAGGCACCTGTAAAGAAGATGGCTGTGACCGTGACCGATGGCCTGTAATGTATAAGTACTATCATCGTAGTCAACACATATATTTGTTTGAAACTGAAGTTATTCATTTATCTAAGTTCTTTCCTTCAGAGACATATGGTTGGAGTCCTATCCTTACTATTTTTGAAAAAGTTTTAACTTTGATTGGAATGGATAAGAATCTATATAGGTATTTCTTTGAGCGTAAGATGCCTGGTTCTATGATGATGGTCTTTACTGATGACCCCGAAAGTCTACGTAGAGAACGTGCTAATATAGCTGCTCAAACTCGTATTGACCCTAACTTTGTTCCGATGATAGCGGTGTCTTCTAAGAATAATAGGGGTAGGGTTGATATGGTAAGGCTATATCATACGTTACAAGAAATGGACTATCTTCCTGTGAGAGCAGAAATACGAGAACGTGTAGCTGCTATGTGGGGTGTTACTCCTGCTTGGCAGGGCGCACCTGAAGCTTTTGGTGGCCTGTCTACACAGACTCAACAGTTGGTAGTTATGAGTCGTGTTGTAGAAGGTGACCAAAGACTATTTCATGAGAAAGTGTTCCCTAAACTTTTAGACGCATTTGGAATTACTGATTGGAGACTAGAACTTCCACAACCTGAAGAAAAAGCTGAAGCTACCCGTATTCAATTTGCTCAACAAAAGGTAGCTATTGCTAATCAGTATGCCCAGTTAGGATTTACGGTAGAGTTGAAAGACCAACAGGTTTCTTTGGAAGAGGCTGAATTTACAATTTCTGGTGACATGGTACAAACTGCTAAGATGAATGAGGAACAGCAATCCTTACAACTACAACAAATGGAAGCACAGCAGGCTCAACAAGGACAACAAGAGGAAGCTCTTCCTCAATTTGGAGCAGAGGAGGAAGAAGAGGAGGGAGTAGAGCCTATACAAGCTATGTTATCTAAAACCATTCCTGCTCACAAACGTAAATTTGGGGGGAGAACTGGTGGGAGAACTCCTGATTGGCATGACAAATCTCCTTTAGAAGAGAGGGATATAGATGATTATGCTGAAGCTAGAGCTAATAAAAACATGTTAACTTTAATGGAAAATTCTCAAACTTGGGTGCAGAGCTTAATACAGAAAGGATTTAATATGCCTTTTATAAAACAAGTATCTCCTGATGGAACACAAATGTGGTTTGTCCAAGATGGTGTAGATTATGTAGCACAACTTAATGGGGTGGGGGTAGTAAATGTGGAAAAGGCTAAACCTGATCCTGGCGTTCATAGCCCCTTTAATCAAGGCTATAAAGATTATGCTAACTATAATCCTACAGGGCACCACAGACAAAGTAGAAATAATTATCAGGAAGAAGAGGGGGATGAACAAATTTAATGCCTATTACTAAACGAAATGGTAAATATTATTGGGGCAGCAAAGGCCCATTTGATTCTCGTAAGAAAGCTGAACAAGTAGAGCAGGCTGCACATTCCTCAGGATATGAACAATACGTAGAACACCTAGATGAGCAGAAAATGGTTGGTAGTCCTGTAGGAGCTGCTGATGAAGGGCAACGAGCACCGACTGCTTCAGAGATAGCCCGTCATCAAAAGCTTACTAAAGAAGATGGTGGAGTAGAGGGGGGAGGAGGTACTGTTTTCACCTCTAGTGATGCTGGAATATTTACTCCTACTTATGGCGGTGGGGGTGTACGTCATCAACAACGTAAAAATAAGAAACGTACTGGTGTTGAAAAGGTAGCTTCTTTTATGGATGATAGAAGCCCCCATGTATTTTCTAAGGAAGTAAGTAAGTTAGCAGACTTTTTAAATAAATCGGGTTTTCCATCTGATAATTTTGAAGCTCAAAATAGGATGAATAATCCTAAACGACTAGATTGGAAAAAGAAAAACGCGGGTGATACTCAGCATTCTGTAGCGCATAATCATTTACCAGAAGGTCAGTTTTATAAAATCAATATTCAAAAAGATGAACCTCCTCAATATGTGGAACGTGGACAAGATAAAAGTATTGATAGGGAGAAGTGGTCAGAGTACACACTAGCCCACCAAGATGATATGGAAAGGAAAATTCGTGGCTATGATAAAGAAAGTAAACGTAGACATAATGACCCTGATGAGCCACCCGCAGGACAGATGGGAGCTAGTTCAGGGCAGATAGAATATGGTGGTATTAGTAAACAAGAAGGATATGGTAGTGCGGGACAAGATGATGAACTTCATCGAGGGGGGAAGGGAGATAAAATTGCTCGTAGACGCAGCGTGAAAACACCAGAAGAAGTAGCTGAATATGTGAATTCTTCAAATTATATGAAGAAAACTATGGAATTTATAAATATATTAAAATCTATGGGAGAGGAAGATGATGACTTGTCCGAAATGTAATGGGCATATGTACATCAATTCAGATGAAGATTTAAGTTGCCGTATGTGCGGCAAAGTTATAGTGTTAACGATAAGGAGAGATTATGATTCCAGAACAGGCCAAATCAGAGATAATAAAAAAGAGGCAAGAAGGGGAAACGTGGACAGCAATAGCCGAATGGATGGAAATCGAAACAGGCATAACCGTTCATCGAAGTACTATTCAACGTTGGTACGACAAGGAAGCCGACTCTATGGAAGGGGGCGATGATTCTCGCCTAGAGAAACAACTTGATACATATAAGAATGAAGTAACTCACTATAAGAAATTATATGAACAGGCAATGGAGGAAATAGATACTCATGAATCTATCATAGATGTTATTCATACAGTAACTGAACCCTTTCAGGCACAACCATTAGTGAAACCCCCAGCTATTGTGGGTAAACGAGGAAAGGAACCGCAAAGTGTAATAGCCCCATTATCCGATACCCATATAGGAGACAATGTAGATTACAATCAAATGAGTAATTTAAATGCTTATACGATTGATATCTTTAATGCTAGATTATATGGGTGGGCTTCTCAAATATTAGATTTGGTAGAGTATAGGAGAAGTTTTGTAGAGATATCTGAGTTAGTAATACCACTATTAGGTGATATGGTTAGCGGAGATATACATCAGGAATTACGAGAAACTAATCAAGATAATACAATGGGACAAATGATTCGGGGTGCGAACTTAATTGCTCAAGCATTGATGTTTATGGCTCCTCACTTTGAAACAGTACGGGTGCCGTGTGTTGTTGGTAATCATGGACGAATGACAATTAAGCCTCCTGCTAAAGATAAATATGTTAACTGGGACTATATGCTGTATCAGTGGGTAGCAGCATTCTGTAGAGAACAATCGAATATTGAGTTTGAGATTCCTAAATCTTTCTTCCATGTGTTCTCTGTTTGTAACAGGAATATTTTAATTATGCATGGAGATTCATTAAAGGGTAAGGCTGCAACCGCTGATGTATTGCGAAGCCTTACAAATATGCGGACAATATTACAATATAGAACTGGGTTAGAAGAAGAGGTTTCATTAGGTCAGATAGCTGAGAATAGTTTTAATGATGCTCATTTCTTTGACTCAGCTTTCATGGGTCATTATCATAGAGTAGATGAGTTTGATATAGGAACAGGTGAAGCTCATTTGTGTGGTTGTATGAAAGGTGGGGATGAATTTGCTTTAAATCAATTAGCTGTGATAAGTAAACCTAAACAAGTAGTTACGTATTGGCATCCGAAATATGGATATATTGGGAAGGAAATCGTGTATCTAAATAGATATGATGGTTCTTCTAATAAATTTGTGGATTCATTGCCCTCTGTTTGGGCTACTAGGGAGTAAATATAATGGCTTCTGAGGAAGAACAAGTACAACGTCTAGTTATAGAACCGCTTAAAATATTGTTTCACAGACAACTTTTAATAAATCTTAAAAAGAATATTCCCATCGGTAGTACTGGAGAGTACAATAGAGCTATTGATGTACAATCAACAGGGGATGAATTAAGTGTGACAGCCCCTGGTATATCATATGCTCGTAAAGTCGAATTTGGAGAAACATTAGATGAAGGTACAGGAACCTATACTAGTACCTATGTTCGTAGGATAAATGGTAACCCCGTAAGGATTACTCGTACTTATATTAATGGAATGAAACCTAGGCAATATGAGGATTCATGGCGAGTAACAGCTCCTAAGGAGACACAAGGTAGTGGGACTATTCGTATATCTATTGAAGAAACACTTGAAGATTTTAAATCTATGGCGGGGAGGGTTCTTCCTAAAACAATTGAAGTAACAGAAAAGAGGAGTTAGTATGACTAATATGAATATAACAACGGAACAAGAATACATACTTGCCAGACATTCACGTATGGTTGGCAAAGTATTAGACCTTATTGAAGCATCTATGCCTGAGGGTACTCAGTGTGAGAAGTTTAAAAAGCTT